TGAAATGTGCGCAAATTGTTTTTTCTAAAACGTCATACTTAAACGCTATTTTACTAGGTGTTTCTCCTGAAAGAAAAAGATCTATTATTTTATCAAGCATCAACCTTCTTGGTTTTTCACATATATTCTTGACTTTGAAACCACCAGAGCTTTTAACCCCCTTCAATTGGTTAAGTGTCCTAAAGTGCGTTTTGCCGTTCTTTTTTAAGGCATAAATTCCTTTGTTTGGCACCACTACCCTTCTGCTGTCAGCAAAAAATCCACGACTAACAACATCACCGTCTATTCTGTAGTTAGGGAACTCCTGTATTATCATTTCAGCCCCGCAAAAATAGTTGATAGCGCTTGAGCATCGCCTTTGTTGAGTATTGCCTCTATGAGTATCAAGTCTCTGTCCTCCTGAATTTCAACAGTATCAGAACCCTCATACTGAGCAGTGATGTAACTAGTAAGAATACGCTCAAAGTCCTCTTTTTTAAAGGCTTTGACTATCCTGTAGTAAAAATATTCCGCTATGTAATCGTCATACTCTTCCTCGTATAGCTCGCCTGCTTTAAGCTGCTTACAGTGATTTAGCCAGCTATAAAACGAGCTATTTGATATGCCGTACTTATCACGAAATGATAGCGAACAACATTTAAAACGCTCTACAAACTGGTCAACCTCATTAAGCATCTTAATGTCTGACATCGTTAAATCCCACTCTTTTTTGAGCCACCGTCTAAATGAATGGTACCCTACCCCATGCTCTTCGAAAAACTTAACAGCGTATTTAAGAGCTGTTTCTTTTTTTGTTAGTTGCCTCTTTGTTAATTTTTTGCTCATTGGTCATCTCCTTTTATTTCAACTGTAATCTCTACTTTATCTTGTTTGCCTTTTCTACTGGTTATACCACCAATATCAACTATATTCCAATTATCTTTTTCAAACAATACGTCCTCAATCATTTTAAGCATTCCTACACAGTTTGAGGCATCTAGCGGACTAGATTTAAACTCAAAGGCATAAGTAGCTATATATTGGTTTTCAGATCCAAATACACGCTTACACTGGCTTTTTACTCTAAAGTGGAAATTATCCCTTGTTTCCTTTCTTTTTGTCCAATGCATCCCTGCATAAAATTTATTGTTTGATACCTTTGGTAGGTCTTTAAGGATTATTTTTATCATTAAGCTTTTTGCTCCAATACTCTTTTACGTTATCTAAGTTTTTATTGAATAATTCAACATAATCATCACAATACATTTCTATATAATCGCAACAACATCCACAACTACCTGAACATTCATTTAGATCGCCAATAAACTTTACATCTCCGCAATCATTTAATACAAACATTCCTACCTTAATCTCTGTGTATTCGTATTTTTTCCAATTCATTTCTCCTATTTTTATCATAATACACCGTATTTACTGAACCAGAAATATATTTGGTAAGAAATTGAAGGATACCCAATATACCAAACGCAAATAATTGGAATGGTTACTTCAATCCTAAAAACAGGAAGAATAAGTGATAGCATATTAAATACTGAAACCATAAACGTAAAGCTAAACAAAATTGATTCTAACATACTCCCTCCAACACATACATATCAGTTACAGTTTTCATCTTACCACCTTCTTTATCTGAGCCAGAGCTTCTTTTCTGGTTTTATATGCTTTTTCAGACATAAAATCATCATTTATTCCGCATACTAAATTGGCACCTGTAGATGTTCGCCAGACGTAAAAACATTTTTTTTGTGCAAATACATTATAATAACCGCCATTTTCAGACTTAACCTTAACATATCTGTACTTTTCAGGATTATCTTTTAGTATCTCCTGAAGCCTTCTGTAGCCTGATTGACTATTTGTGATAGTATTAGCCTGACCGTATGTAAGAGTATACCCTTCATTAAGGCGATCAAGTATCTGCTGTTTTATTGTTTTTTTCATAATAGACCTATCAGCTTAAGAAACAATTGTGTTTGAGTTAACTCCGGATTGCTAAACGCTATGTAAAATGAGTTAATAGCATAAATAACAATAAGTAACAGTATTATTTCCGATATTACTTCATCTTTCTTCATGGCTTTACCTCCAATAGCTCAGGGTTCTCCCTTACATTTCCGATAACTCCACAATCAAGAACAGTGCTTAAGTAATTGTGTCCTCCAAAATGTATGTAATCAATGTAGAATGAATTTGTTTTTTTATAGCAGAATCCTCCGTCTTTAAATATCACTTCACATTTTAAATCTGTGCACGTCTTAACTATATCACCTTCATAAATCTCTACTCCGTTCCTGTCTTTGAGTCCTGTGTATTGCTCTGGTATATAATCAACTTTCCTAAGATAATTTTCATAGTCTGAATCTATATACTCAAGTACAGAACCATCTTCATCAATCAAAACTTTATCATCAATATATTGTTTGTATTTTTCACACCAAAAACGAAATTTAAATTCTCTCATAATTCACCTCCTTAAATGTTACATATAAATCACCATTAACACATTCTGCTCTCACATTAATATGAGTATCAGTTCTCAGATCATATATCAGACCGTTGTAAAAACTATCTTTGCATGATGATCTAATGTGTACAGCACTTGGGTAAACTATCCCAATTTGTTGGATTGTTCGCTGTACAATTTCCTTGTTTTTCATAATATCCTCTTTTGTAGTTTACAGATACTGATGCCAGGAATGTTGCAAACAGTATTGTTATTAATATGATAGATGTATATAATAGAGCTAGTTTTGTGTAACTGCTCAATCTGCACACCGCCCACGTTCAATTAGTTCAGCGCATTGCTTGGCATCTTCGATTTTTGCGAATCTGATAGCAGGCAATGATTTATACTTTCCATCTTTTGAACATTTACAAACTAAATAGCATTCGTCTATACAATATGTAGCTTCTTCATCATTTTTAATGTCAAGCGCAGTGTAACCAAATTCAATTTCATCTAAAAACATACTAGTTCTCCAAGTAATTAAATCAGCCATTATAACTCCTTTATGCTTCTTGAAACCATGTACTCACCTCTTTTGCTTCCAACCTTCTCTATCATTCCGTATTCAATAAGCTCTGCAACCTGTTTGGCATCATCAATAGAAGCAAATCTAATGTAAACACCGTTGATTTCTAAAGATGTGTCAAGAATTGAGTAAGCTTTATATTCGCTTCTTTGAGTGTAGCCATTTAGTTCATAGTGAACGTTGCTGTCCGTCTCCCAAGTGATAAGGTTATCCATTAGTTACACTCTCAGATATTCTATAAGTGTTTCTTGTTCTCTCTGGCTTCACGGCCCAACCTTCCTTAACGAATTTATTAAGAGACGCACGCACTGATGATTCTTTATATCCCTTACCTGCTATATCCATGATAGTCACTTCTTTGTTTTGCCAAAGCATAGACCACGCTGTTTTTTGGATCATTCCTGTCACTTGCTTTTGTATTTCTCGATTTGTCATTTTAAATCCTTTATTATTACCATGTAATCAAAACTAATTTACAAAATGACAACAGTCAACTAATTTTAGTATAATAAAAATATTATTTTATTTTATTTTTAGCATTGACATAATGAATGCAATACGTATATTTGATAAATCAACAAAGGAGACGACCAAATGATAGAACCTTGTATAATTTGCAACAAAGAACTTAAAATAGCATCAAAATATTGCTGTTCAGGCCGTGACTGCGGATGCAACGGTCAGGAAATATCTGTGCATGAACTAGATGTTATATGTGCAGATTGCTACGAAACACTATGTAATATAGCAGATGTGTTTGACGTTAAGCACAAAAACAGTGAACAAAAAATAGAATTAGATGATTTTGAAATAGGAGAATAGGAAAATGAATTTATTAACAAGAAGACTTCCAGACAATGAAATTGAGCTTCGAGTACAATCTGTTTTTCAGTCTGGGTGGGCTATACTTTTGGCCTATAAAACAGCAAGAGTTGATGCTAAAAGACTTGATGACGTTGTAGGGCCGGAAAACTGGCAAAAACACTATGAATATGATGCAAAGGGTAATTTATTGTGCCATATTGACGTGTGGTGTGATGTAAAAAAACAATGGATAAGAAAGACTGATGTAGGTGATGACAACAAACAAGGAGCAAAAGGAACATATTCAGATGCGTTTAAAAGGGCAGGGTTTGCCTGGGGTATAGGGCGTGAACTGTATGACTTACCTGTACTCTTTGTAAAGCTTAATGATGGAGAGTATGAGTCTGATGGAAACAAAGCGAAGGCATCAAACAAATTAAGGGTTTATGATTGGTCATTTGAAACATCAGATACTCACTACAATATATATGATGACAAAGGCGTTAAAAGATTCTCGAATAACAGGCCGAATATACAGGAAGCAATTGGTTTTGATGGAGAAGGTAAAGGAATACTGCAAGAAAAGATAAACAAATGTGAAACTATGGAACAACTAACAGAGGTATATGAGAGAGAATTACCAGAAGGTGAAATTGAGCCAGAAATACTAAGAATGTTCACAGATCACAAAAAATATTTACAAGGGTTGCCATAATGAACTTATATGAAATAAACAGAGACTTACAGAGATTAATTGATTCCGCTATAGATGGAGACGGAGTCATTCAGGATGGTTTTGAAGCAGACATTGACGAAATGTTTTCAAAAAAAGCAGAGAAACTACTCAACTGCGCTAGATATATTAAGAACGAAACAGCATTAGCCAACATGATAAAAGAGGAAGAGAAGGCACTTGCTGAACGCAGAAAAGCAATTGAGAAGCGTGTAGAATGGTTTAAATTATATGTGTCTCACAATATGGAGGCAGGAGAAGAGCACCAAGACCAATACTCGAAAATCTCTATCAGAAAGAGTCAATCCGTTGAGATACTGGATGAAACAAAGATACCAAAAGAGCTATGTAACCATATTCCTGAATGTTGGAAGGTTGACAAAAAAGCTATCCAAGCATCTATCAAAGCAGGTAATGAGATTGAAGGTGCAAAGCTAGTGACTAACCTTAATTTACAGGTTAAGTAGTGAAAATAACAAAAACACTATACAATAAGTTTATGGCCCAATTTGCGGGCCTGCCTTCAGAGAAAAGCGGAATAATTGCAGAAAGCAACCAACCGCACCATGTTATTTACAGGTCAAAATCAAAACTTTTAACTCTTGTTTCTAAAAACATTTGTGTGTTAACAGTAATAGAACATGAATTAGCACATAAAAATAAGCCTGAATTCATTGAATGGTTTGAAAATAAACACAAAGGAATGCTTGAAGAGCTTAGAGATATTGAACGTGATATAAGAAGAAATGCAATGACACCAGAAGAAATATATCAGAAATATGGTAAATTATGAAGAACCAATTAGTAGACAGCATACAAGCATTTGTTCATTATGAAGGCAAATCAGAAACCATAATGGAAGAAGATGTTTTTGTAACTATTACGAAACCACGCAACCCAAAACACCACAAACTAGTTTGGGCGATGCTCGGATATACTTCAAGGCACATGGATAGATTTGACCACCTTCAAGACTCAGACGATCTTTATTTTTGGTTTAAAGATACATACGGGCATTACAAGTCAATGCCTCGCAAGGATGGATCTATAGCAAAAATGTACAAATCATTCTCTTTTGCTGAGATGGATGAAATAGAATGGAGGCCGATAGCAGAGCAGATTAAACAATACTGTTACGCTGTGCTAAATCATCAGAAAAAGAGTAAGGAAATAATAAACGGGTTACTCGAAATAGAGTTACCACATCTTAAAGGATAATAAATGACATTTGAAACATTCAAATATAATGTGACTAACTGGGCAGAGGAAAGAAAAATCTACTCAGAAGGGACAGCTGAAGGACAGCTTATCAAACTACTTGAAGAGGCTGGAGAAGTTAAAGATGCCTATTACAATGGCTCTATCAATGATCTTTCATTAGAGATAGGCGATTGTTATGTTACACTCCATAACCTTTGCAAGATGATACAAATGATGCCAGAAGAGTGCATGGAAAGAGCATGGCATAAGATTAAAGACAGAAAAGGCGAGATGAGAAACGGGACTTTTGTGAAAGAGTCTGATTTATAATTGATATTAGCTTGACGTGAGCATTGGTTAACCATAACCATTACTTATACTATTTTTGAGCGTCCGCTCACCAAAGCTATTTAATTATCAATGTGAACTCATCAACAGAATCTACCTCTCTATAAAACTGAGTTAAAGCGTTTTTGGAGTCTAGTACTGCTCTTTTATCATTGAGATAACCAACTCTTTGCCCTAACAATATACAGCCCTCTATGTCATCCTCTGTATTCCCTGAGTGGATAAGGATGTGTGATCTTTTGTATACGTCTGAGACTTCGTACACCTCACCAAATTTTGGTGAGAATGAGCGTTTACATAGATAACTACCTTCTGGGATGCAAGATATATTTTTTCGATTTCCATACCAAGGTAACTCCAAGCTAAAACAAAGAACCTCACCACCTACAATAACCGTTCCGATTGTAGCGCTAGGCTCATAAACTCTGTGTATTTCTACTATCATTTCAGGTAATTAATCAAAAACACTACAACACCCAAACCTCCAGTAGTCAGGTATTGCCACCGCTGTAACACTCTTACTTTACCGCCAATAGCATCAGTGTCACGCTCTAATGTTTGTATCTTTACGGCGTGCTCTATTGTATCTTTTGCGTACTTATTTATGTTTTCTGTAGCTACATCTATTTTAGTTTCTATTCTATTAGCTGATTCTTTCGAGTTCTGCTCAAGCCTGTTAAGGGAGTCCATAACAAACGATTTCAGCTCATCAAACAGTTTAATTGTTTCATCTCTTTGCATCACTTCACTCATTCTCTCTCACCTAATATAGATTTATTTGTGTTAATTGTAACTTTTTAGTTACGTTACTATTTAACAGGTTTCTTGTACTCACCAAGACACCCTGACCAGTTAAAGCTATCATCACCGCCCCCGTTAACGGCTAAATAGTTCACTCTTGCTCTTTTTACCCATAACTTAGTTGGGAACAGCCACCAAGTTTTCTCAATTTTCTTTTTCGTCCTATCGAACATTTTGAAGTCTGCAACGTTTTTGTGAAACCTTGTATAGCCCTCAAAATACTCTATGTCATGCAGATCGCTTATATCATCTACCCAACGATTGAAAGGAAATATCCGTATTAAGAACGTGTACCACTTTCCTTTTGGCCCCGTACCATTCGGTTTAAAAGATTCACCGCAAAGGTCGCATTTACCAGTCTTGTAGTTAAATACGTGCTGAGTACGTGTACAAAGGCATTGCGATATAAGTATCCCACAATATTTGCAAACGTGATCTTCTTTTTTTGGTTCAAGCGGAACCTCCTTCTTGATCTTCTTCAAGTCTTCCTCCTCTGGTACGCATCCAATGCTAAGCACAAAGTCTGTTAAGCTCATAATGTATAACTGAAGCTGTAGTGTAGTTCTTCAGACGAAACAATGTGATCGCAAGTCAGTCTTAAAACATTGATATAAAGATCTAGGTCTTCAACATCAGATATGAACTCGCCTATAATATTATTATTTGCTGGGCCTACATTGTTTATTGTGCCGTATAATACCTGTGATTTTTGTGTTAAAACATGCCCCAACGGCAAGTCTCCAAACGGTATTGCAAAATAACCTGATGAAGTTGTAGAAAGCCCCATTGTTCCTCGTACTGTAACATATTGTTCATTAATCATAACATAATTTGCAGTAATAGGCGTTACTGTTACATCTGGACTATAAGGCGCAGGGTTTGGCGTATATGAGCCAGAAGTAAACAACTGAGAGCTAGGAGCCACAACAAACTCGCCATCAACAGAGCCACCAGCACCAAGTTTTTTAATACCTGAACCGTCCTTTTTTATTAAGATGCCTGACCCGTCAGCATTGGTAAACGGGTAGTCTATTTGCATATTTGATGATTCTCTCATTTATACCTCTAAAATGTTCTCTTTAATACCCGAACGTACCAGCCATTAACTGTTACATTTAACGCTACATCTGATGATATTTCAATTTGTGCAGGGTAATCTTTGATTATGTTACTACTTATGTGCTCGCCAATATCAACAGTAATATTTTCCGCTGGCGATATATTTTTGTAGTGATTATGCGCTAAAGTGCGGTAATAGTCACCACCAGAGCCTACTCCAAAGTGTGCTCGCATTATCACCTCGCCATTATTACCTAATGTCTCAATGTTTACATCATAACGTATCTCTACTCTATCACCATAATTAAGGCCACTAAAATCAAATTGATTAGTTAATGTATTCCATATCTCACCGTCTCCTGTTGGTTTGTATGTATCAACAGTGTACGGCCCAGCTCCGTCATTTGTGAGCTGTATCCAAGCTCCTGTGTTAGGTACTGGAATAGGAGTTGTTTGAGTTGTCAGGTCATTATAATCATAATAACCATGTTGTAGCCCTAGTAAAGTGTTTATTTCTGGCATTATTTGGTAAACTCCTCTCTGCTACCAAAAGCATCTACTTGAACATGGAAATCAAATCCTAAAAACCTAGCATCACCTACAATTGTATCGTTTGCATCGCCTCCTAAACGGCTTATTTTGACTTTGACCATCATAGCAGTACTGTTTGAATAAGATGTAACGTCTACTGGAGGAAGTGATGTGATTTGGTGTAGTGATCCGCTTGTATATGCGAACTCAGGAGTGAATGCACTTATTGTTGTGTATGCAGGTTCTACCGTATTGGCTGGCCATATTTTGTACTGCAATTGCCATACAACATTCCCGACAGCCTCCTGAACCCAATGTACGTGTGGCCTCCATTCCTGTTGATCCTGTGCAAATTCGTGTCTGCTGATTTGAGCACCTACAACAGTTTCAGTCGAAGAATCATCAAACAAATATTCACCCTCTGTTTCGTCAAAATCTGGTTTAGATGTGGCAGGGTTGACTCTGAGGTTATTGACTGAAAATGCAAAATCATCCCAAGGGTAGTTATCTGAAACCTTGAAAGGATGTTTTGTAACTTTACCGTCAGCTACAAAACTTTCTAAATCACCACTTTCATTAATAGTTGTTATTTCAGGCATTCATATTTCTCTTTTCTCTCATCTAAAGGTTAAGCCCCTGTCTGAGGGGCGTTAAGTTTAAGCAGGTGGTGCTATTGGCACATTGTTGTGATAGTTTGCGTGGTCAGTTGCATCCAGCTTCCTTGTATAATACTTAAATTCTTTATAGGAGCAATCACCAGTTGTTACTACTGTGGTTACACCTATAACATCCTGCACTGATTCTGATTGATTAGCCTCACCATTTAGCCTAAAGTGATTTGTTATGTTGGTAACTGCGCCTTTCAGTATCTGAGCCTCAAATACACCGTTAATATAAAGGTCGGCATCATACACACCTTCGCTCACCAATCTCTGTGACACGCCTATCGTTATCCATTGGTTGTCATTGCCACCGCCGTGTGTGTCTGATGCGTCTCTATACCATGTTCTTAGACCGCTTGATAAGGACATATATATACCATCATGTACATCATTAGAATGATTACCCATTACAAAAAATGAGCCTGTTGCAGGTGTTTTTATTTTAATTAGGTACGTCCACTCACCGTTATATTGTAGCAATTCACCAATGCTATTTGGCAGTACAAGGTTTGTGCCAGCAGGTAGCAAAACACTATCTACAGCGTAAGATGGGGTTCCATACTCTATGGCAAAATCATCTGTTAAGCCTGTCAAGTTCTCTCCCTGTGTAGTGCTATTGAGTGGTGCATCAATAAGTAATGTTGGGTCAACAATTTGGGCGAACTCTTGATATGTAACAGTAAGAGGCGATAAAGTTGTAGTTTTTCCGTTTCTTGGATCTGTGTAACTTATGTCGCTAAATGTATAATTCCTGAAATCATCCTCAATAAACTGCATGGTGTAATTAAACGTTGTTGCAATCAAAGAGTTCTCATAAACATCAATCTCAGCAATGTATTGGAAAGAGGCATTTACATCTACATCCTGACCGATAACAAGCAGGTCATTATAAGTGAGGTCAGGAGGTCTATTGCATTCATCTCTAGCCTTATCGAGATCATTCTGAGACAAATCCAATGTGCTCCTAAAGTGGATAAATCTGAACTGTAGCGGGTCTGCCAAATCAGCACCGGAACACCAGTTGTTGTTACCGTCGAAAAGTGCAGTAGACATCTCTGCTAGTGTTAGTGTATCGAGAGATGTAAGGCCAGTGGCGTTAATCATCTCAGCGTTATCAGTTGGATTCGGTTTATACAACTGAGTAACGTCATCATACTCAATTAATGAGCTGTTCGTATTTAATGTATACTTTGCCATAGTATTCCTTTAATGAAAAAATCTAGGTTGACCGAAAGCAATTTTTGTTGTGTCTGATGATAGCTTTGATACAACCCTTACATATTTATCTGTGTAGCCAGTTACATCAAATGCACTTGTAAGAACATTATTTTCTGATTTCAATACCACACCGTTTTCACCGATAAACGTAAAATTTGAAAATGATGAGCTTTTGGCAATTATTTCTGTTGCAGTATCTTGCACAACTACATCGTGTCCATTATGTGTAGCAAAAAAGTTACCACTTGAAAGAGCTTCATATACTTTAGGTTTGGTCAGTCCATCCATGTATAGCATATTGTAGCCCTTGTTGAAGCCCGGTGCATACGAAATATCGTGACAATCATCAGATGCTACACCGTAAACTTTCTGACCGCCTGTTAATGCTAGATCCCACTCAGCTTCATAATTTCCGCCTCTCCTTGCGTTAATTATTTCTAAAAGGTCGTATGTATCATTAAGTAATTGAGTTTCGGTAAATGAGTTTACCCCATCAGCTGAATGGTTATACATTATTAGAGCGTCTGGATTATTTACTGCATGGTAGTCTATAATTTCCTGTGCAGTGTATGACTCTGGAGCCTGAGAGGTTATGCCAATTGCCTGAACGTGATTCAGAGTTACACTTGTTTCCTCAGCTGACGGAAACGTAACCATGCCAAAATGTGGTTCATCTGTTATGTAGTTATGGTCGGTGGTAGCTAATACCTCATACCCTGCGTTATAATACGCATCTACAATTGTCTCTGGTGCATCAGCCCCATCTGAGTTGTTGGTGTGGTGATGAAATTGCGCTTTGTAATATCTGAAATCTTGCTCTGTCTCAACTACTGCACTATCGCCAGTGTAAAAAGCAACATTATCTGGATCGTCCCATGCACTGTTGTCAGAAACACCGAAAACGTCAAAAACGACATTTGCAGGATTATCCCATTTCTGTGTTGAACCTTCTACATACTCAATATCAACCTGTATTGTGTTGCTCTCACCTGTAGGATAGGCATAAGTAGCAGGTAGCTGATAAGCTCCGTATACGCCATCTGTAAAGGTAAATGTAGTGTTGGCTGTATCTTGGTAAGGTGCTCCGAGGTCTATGAGAAGACCATCTACAACCTCAACCACTAACCCAACTTCTTCTTTGCTAAATGTCGTTGGCCCTATGTACTGTATATGTGGAATCTTTGTGCACTCTTCTACAGTTGTGCTGAAAGTCTGACCAAAATCATCTGTAAGACCTGTAACCTGTACGCTGTTAACACCTGCACTTAATGCGTAATCAACAACCTCTACTATTACACCGCCGTACCATACAACATCTCCAATATATGTAACTAAAGCGCCCTCTCTGTATACAAGCGATCCACCGTATAGATATTTAACTGATACCTCATAGTCGGCAGTCTCAACGTCTCCTGCTATGCTCTGGCCGTCTATCTCAACTATAGGAGCAGTATCAGCATACGTTACCTCTATTGTGTTGTCGCTCACATAGGTATCACCGTTAGCATCTTTATACTGCATGGTAACGGTGTTTACACCTTCTACTATTGCTGTCTGCGTTGAATAACCGTAAACCTGAGTAGTAGGTGCAGAAATAGACCAAGCACCACCGCTAATGGTACTCTCTATCGTTGGTATAGCACCAATAGCGGTACCACCAGTAGTGTCAATACTAAATGTGTCAGCAAGGTAGATGTGTACTGTTTTGTTGTATGTGGTGGTTGTAGGAGTTACAGCCATATTAACAGTATTATCACCTAAAGCTAGTGTAGTAGGGTAAACAGCATATCCAGTAGCTGGGTATCGCTGAAAATCCTCATCTATAGCATAATAGCGTAATTCAAAACTACCATTTTCGGTGACAGTAGTGTTACTTAGATATGTTCCTTCTAAATGAATTCCGGGATAAAGTGGTGGTATTGGTATACCATCACAATAGTTATCTAAATCTGTATCGCTTATTGCACGATTGTATATTTTAAAATTCTTTATATGACCGTTTAAAAGGTTTACAGGTGAATTGCTCCCTATTGTGTCGCTATCACTTTGTATTCTGCAACCAAGCCTTACGTTCACATTATTTCCGCTTTGAACTGTTCTTGTACCAATGATTGATTTATTGATTCTTATGGTGCAATTAAAGTTGCCTGGGGATATTTCTGTATTTATTAATTGAATACACCTGAAAACATTTGTTATCGCTGTATTAGTAGATACGTTAGTCTCATTATATAGCCACGCTCCATCGTTTACACTATGTTGCCATGCTCCGACCCTAGCAGACGTACTAGTAGAAAGTCCAGCTTTGCTAATTGTGTAGTAAAAGTTCGACATATCTTTCACTAATACATCAGCAAATGCCGTCCATTCTTGATTATGTAGCATAAGAGAGTTAAAACTTTCAGGTATTACAATTGCTTCATCTTCGTTAAAATCTGCGTAACCATTGCTCGTATCAATAGGTGCTCCAAACTCTTGTTCAGGAACGTAAGATGAACCTGTCACAATATTATTGATACCATTTACCGCATCTAGTGGCATATCAACCAACAATGTAGGATCACCGATTTGTCTATGTCCTTTAACCGTAGAGAGAGCCTCAATGCTATGATCTAACCCTATTCTACCCATTATATACCGTAATTAACTTGCACAATTCCTGTTGCGCCTGAAAGTGTACAACGTGCAAAGTCAACAACGTGAATGCCTTTTTCGAGAGTCACACTAGACCAGTCTGGATAATCTTCTGCATTTTCTGGATCATTAATAGACTGAGTTTGAATTGCACTATCAACTGTAACAGCTCCACTTTTAACATCTATTGATGATACTGAGCGAGTAAAGGATTTTCCCGTTGTACCACCAGAAGTCAATAAAAAATGCCCTGCCTTGGCCATCCCTTCTGTTGTGTTTTCGTCAGTATTTTTTTTTGCTGGATAACCCATATTATTCTCCTATGTTCTGCCGTATAGCTGAACGTTCTGCACCTCTTAGCATTGGTGCATATTTTGATAAATTCCCAAGAGCACTACCATAAGCCTCTTCACCTGCATTCATTGCTCCATACATTGTTGCACCTACTTTTGGTGACCCTAGAGCCGTCCCAACAACAGAGCCAACTATAGGAGTCTCCATTGTTTTTTGCGCTAAAATTTGAGAAAAGTTTTTAGCACCTGTTCTGTAATCATTTACCATTGGCAAAGCACCACGGTACTCTTTACTCAATCTAAGTAAATCAGCGTCAGCAAGCAAATTATAACCAGTAGCTTTCTCAAATTCTTTTGCCCATTTTCTTTGGTCAAGTTCATTTGGGTTTGATAATTTAAGTAAAAATTTTTGTGACCTGTCGACTTCTCCAATATCTTGCACCTTTGGTAATAATAACTTTTTTGCCTCTTCTTGTTGACCTAAAAGTTTATGATACTCCTTCATTGTCTTGGCATATTCTTTATTACCTATTTTGCGTGCACCATCTTCAAGCGTGTTTTTAAGATAAGTTCTGGCATCTATTTTCAACTTATTAATAGGATCGTAATAAGCGGTAGTAAATTCGTTTGGGTTCCAGTTTATAGCTCTATCTATCTCTTTCCTTAGGTCATATATTGCTTCTGCTGGAAGTCTTTTTTGCCCAGATATAACCGAGTTGTACTTCTTCACTTCGTTCTGCACACGGTTAATCATACCGTCGATCATTTTGTTGTACGATATGTCACTTTCATACCCTCTAGTGTCTCCTCTTGGGATTAAACGCTTTGAGTTGTTAAGGTGATTCATGAACTGGCTTGCATCAACAGGAGGCATCTCTTTTATTGCATCCCTTACTATTACATTTTTCTCTATAAACTTTTCATCGAGGCCGTCAACAGCATCAACTATGTTTTTTGCTGCTTGCTCTGCATTTTCTGCAAAGTTTGAATATTTCTGCAATACTTCATCAGGCTCAATGACTTCACCTGATTTTCTGAATCCACTTTTTAAACCTTGCTTTAATTCTCTGCCACCTATCTCTTCCAACAATTCACGAGTTCTATTTGTCGCCTCTGATATTAGATCCTTGGTGAAGTTAGTTGCAGCCGATACCGTTTTCTTTGACGCTTTAATCCCGAACGGCAAAGCTGTTGATAAAGCTGTTTCCGCTGCAAATTCTGTTGGATCAAAATCTTGACCTCGTGACATTTGCTCCGCCTGACTTCCTAATGCTTGACCTCCCTCAATTACAGCAGTTTTCCCCAAGTATTCAGCACCCTTTCGTAATGCCCCAGAACCTGCTTGAGTACTAGCACCACCTATTCCCATGCTAAATGGCAACAATGGATCTCGTACAATATCTGTAAGCATTCCAGTTCCTTCTGTTTGCTCCATTCGCTGAGAGAATGGTTGCTCCCCTCCTGCCATTTTGTAAGTTCCAGCTTCTGCTAGTCTTCCCAGCATACTTGAAGCATCAGCAATACCACCGACAGGGTTAAAGCTAGAACCTTGCGCCATTGATCTAGCAATTCTTGGATACATTGAGCGAGTCATCTGAGGCAATGCTTGATATCTCAACTCTTCTCCGAATTTTTCGCCACCCTGCTCTAAAGCTGAAAGATACTTATTCTCTGGGAACATCTCTTTAGCTCTTACTATATTACCAGCACCAGAATTATACTCTTCTTCCAACCTTGAAGCCTCATTTATCAGCTCACTATCTGAAGCATTCGGTTTTAGCTCGTAATATTTATCAAGGTTTTCGTCAATATACTGCTCTAAAGTCATTTTATACCTTTGCGTTTTTTAAGTCTATCAAGAGCACTATTTGCACTTGATGTACCAATACTAGAAAGCTCTGAGCCAATCACAGGATTAAAACCTCTCACAATAAGCCCTTTATTGTAACCCTCAATAAGCCCTTTTCTAAACTGCAAAAGTTTCTCTTTCTGAACATCTGAGCTTAAAGCGGTAAAGCTAGTCGGATCACCTGTAACTGAAAGTAGTATTTCCAAGTCGGGCCCAGTTAGAACTCCTAGGTTAGCAAATTCTTTACTTTTGTATTGTAGACCTATATTGCCAATAAGAGTCTTCATTTTCTCTCTTGCAGTTCCGGGCAACTTCTCAAGGCCGTAAGACTCCATAAGCGATAAAAGCTCATCAGTATTGCGTAAAATCTTACTAGCACCCTCTGTGCCATCAGTGAGAAAAGTTACATTCTCTGGTGTTAAATCCTTTCCTCCATTTTCAGCACGTCCTAAATATTTTTCTCTAACAATTTTAGGGACTTGTCCCAACAATTGCTCTTGTTTTTGTGCGTACTCTATAGGGCTTTTATTTGTCTTCCAGTATCTTTCCCACTCTTCATTTTCAATTGCCCTATTATGATTCATCATTGCTATTTCTTGATCTTTAAGCTTTGACGCTTCGTCAAATTGACGTTTTGAAATCATAGAATCAATGTTTTTTTGCTTTAACTTAAATTCTAATGGCATAAATTTATTTCGTCTTTCTTCTGCGCTTTGCTTAACTCCAAGCTCTTTAGCTCTAAGCTCATTTTGCTGCTGTCTCAGCATGAGTTTTTCGTACGCATAAGGATCGCTTTGTCTCATTTGCATCTGTGCATACTGCTCTGGGTTATACTGAGCGTATAGTCTCATATGTTCACTTTGCATTTGTTCAGGAGACAAATAATCGACATCATTTGCAGATAGAGAAGATCTGTCTGATAATTGTCCAAGAGCTGATCTATATTGCTCTGCTTGTTTTGCTTTTCTTTGCATCTCATCAAACTCAAATTGAGCTTGACGCATTATAAGATCATCCAACTTAGACTGCTTGATTGATTTTAACCCACCTACCAAAGAAGCCAAGCCTTGTGCAGCAGTTGGGCCTTGTTTATAAAAACTTGTATCTATCATTGCCATTACTTACCTACTCCGATATTACTTATTAATAGCGTTGATTAGCTCAACCACTTGTCCAGCAGTATCAATAGCTTTACCGAACTGATTGCCTTGTGCCATTGTTGAGGCTGCGCTTAAGTTACCTTGTTGTATTGCTAGATTAGACAAAGCAGAACCCTGACCAGTTGCAGCATTAGCAAGTATTGAAGCCATTTGTGGGCCTAAGTTAGCTATACCTTGCTGTTGAGCCAACAAATTAGAAAGCCTTGCTCCTTCCATGCCATACTGACCAACTGAGCGATCATAAGCAGTCTGTTCTCTTCCAACATCAAGACCATACTGTTGCAAAGATCTGTTAAATGCATCTTGCTCTCTCGATACCCCTGTTTCATAACCATATTGTGCCTGTTCATAGGCTTGGCGTGCAGCCTGATTCCTAAGCTCTGTATCTGTTAACGCTCTACCATACGCATCTCGCTCTCTTGCTACTCCTGTTTCATAACCATATTGTGCCTGCTCATAGGCTTGTCGTGCAGCTTGATTACCAAGCTCTGTATCTGTTAATGCTCTACCATACGCATCTTGCTCTCTTGCTACATCCATGCCATATTTCTGAGCTGTTCTATCATAGGCTGATTGTTCTGCTAAGTTTGACAGATTAAGCCCAGTTAAAGCACGACCATAAGTCTCTTGTTCTGCCATTCTTTCACGTTCACTAGCTGTTAACGCTCTTCCGTATTTCTCTTGCTCAGATTGTCTACCTATGTCAAAACCTGTAAGTGCACGGCCATACATATCACGTTCTGCACCAACTTGTGCGCCACGTTCTGCTTGCGCTCTTGCAAACATGTTTGCGTAATCTTGCGACAACAAACCAGCAGTTTCACGCATCATTTCACGAGCGGTAGCACCACCACCCCAACGACCTTGTGCGGCAGCTTTACGATCGATCATTTTCTCCATTTGCTCTTGTTGCCAAGATAGCGAAGGATCGTCCTGCATATAAGAGGCTATACTTCTGTCTACTGGAGCGCCAGAGTAATCAAATTGGCTAATCGGCTCACCACTATAATTCATAGATGAAACTGGTTTACCTGAATAATCAAGGCTTCCTTGTTGTCCTGCTCCTGAGTAGCTAAATTCAGACGGCTGTTGACCTGAATACCCTACACTAGACGCCATTTGAGGGCCAGAGTAGCTAAACGCTGAAGGCTGTTGCCCTGAATAACCTACACTAGATGCCATCTGAGGGCCAGAGTAGTCAAATGCTGAAGGTTGCTGACCTGAGTAACTGAATGAAGCTGGTTGCTGTCCTGAGTACTGGAATTTGCCAGGATCATACGCTCCTGAACTAATACCAGTGGCTAAGTTTGAAAGGGCTGAAGCTCCGAGACGCTCATAAGGCGTTATCATCCCTTTTGCTTCGTCATACATTTGACTTTGGTACTGCCTTGCCTGACCAAGTGCAGCTTGTTGTTTTTTGGCTGCTATTTCTTCGCTTGACTCTTGGCCAAGTATGTCACCAACAATAGGAATATCCCTAACAATATCACGCCCTGAGCTAAGAATATTACCGCCAATATTTTTGCCTGCACGGGATAGATAACTTAATGCTCCCATTTTATACCTTCTGTTCCTTTTTAAGCTATGAGAGCCTCCGCAATGCGGGTACTCATTAAATATAATTTTTTTTTAACGTTTTAAGCTATTAATGTTACTGTAAAATCTATAGCTATGTTATATGTTGAGCCTGCTGTTGCTCCAATTTTTTTATAATGCCTGTATGAACCATCTGGCTGTTGACTTATTACACTAATATTCCCGTTTATGAGGGACTTATATGTAATAAATGTACTAGTCAAATAACACCCAAAACAATCTTCTATGGTGCCGTCTGCTTGTATTGTTCTGTTGCTACCACTATTATAAAAATGATAAATACAGGTTTGATCAACATCTTCAGGAATTTCGGTGTCACCGAATTTTATACTACCATTATCGTTTTTTAAAACTGCTTTATTAATGTTTGATTCAATGGTTTGTAACCAGCGTAAAAATACACCACTAAGCAAGTTTGTTCCATTTTCAAGAACTTGTAGACCTTTATTTATAGGTGATACGCTACTCATCCATTACCTCATAATCAATGTAAGCGCAAAACCATTCTTGCTGAACAGGGCTATCTGATTCTATTTTAAATACAGCATCGCGAGCCGTACCAAGCATACTTGCTTTTACTCTTCCCCTATATGCTCCACTTGCGCCAATTTTTAGCGCTCTTGCGTTACCGTATGTCATACCACCATCACGGCTCATAGAAAGGCTTATTTCAGGATCAGCATCATCAACATTTCCAACACCTTTTTGTATATCCATTTCAAATCTGTTAATTTGAATGTTTTTGTTTTCTTGTGAAATATTTGGCAATATTAATTTTCTGCTTATATTTATTTTCTCAATAGGTGCTAAAGTTGTATTATTTGTAACTTCATCAGTAGTGTATATATCTTTTTTTTGGATAAAAATATTTGATACTGTATTTATAGGTATTATAGCTGTACTGAAGAAATAGTTATAACCAAAAAAGCTTGAAGATATTCTTGATCCATATGGAACTGTAACTCCAAGTGCATTTTCTTGAGTTCTAGTACTCCATAAGCCAGTGCTAAAATCATAGCAGTACATTAAATTATTCAAATAAAAACAATAAAAATAACTAAAATCTTCTTTTAGACTAATTGAACTCATCTTTGTACTAGAATAACCATACAATGCTTGTACTATGTATTTATCTGATATTTCCTGAAGTTGATAATTGCTTAATACATATATACCATTATTGCTTGCGCTTGTTTTCCCGTTAAAAACTATTATGTTATCCATCTTTACTATTGAATTAGGAGAAAAGCAACCTATGTTTTGTGTTACTCCTTTATTTATATCGAATGGGAAATCAACATTACCACTATTATAATAAAACTCAATTGTTGTATTGCCAAACACTAATAACTCACCATTTAGAACCATTAGTCTTATTGCATTATCAGGTTGACTTTCTGCTACTGTAAAATCTAAAGCGTTAACGCAGTTAGCAGGGTCTGTGGCATAGTTGTCAGATATAAATATTCTATTTCCGCTTCCTCTTCCCTCAAGCCATACAAAATAAGTATCTATATATACAACATCAATTACAGTGGAAGGAAAATCTGGGTCTGTTATTAAAGACGCTGTACTTGCTGAAGATAAATCATAAAACCATGCATCACCACCGCCTGAAACAATACACATTACCAACCCATTATCAGCAAACCTAACAATAGCATCACTATTGATAAAACCCGTTAGAGTAGCTCTTAAAGTACTTGTTCCATTAGAAAAAACTTCATATAAATCTAATCCATTTAAACAAAAAAGTCTTTCTGAAGAGCTGTATTTATTTGGCTGAACAACGTAACTACCATGGAAAAAATCGCCCCTTCCTATCTCTTCAACGTGCTCATACCCCCAAACTGAACTATATTTATATGATCCTTTGCCAGTTCCGGTCTCATAATAAGATGGAACCATGTTTTGACATTCTCTAGAATCAAATTGCTGAGCAGAATCCTTTCCATATCTTGCAGATAGTTCAACTCTAGACACTATATACCCCTAGAAATAAAAGTACTATAAGGGTGCGTAAAATAGCCTGTGCTTGTAGACATTATCTTAGTACTAGGCATCCACATATTGAAATTAATAGCCTCTACATTGTTCTCAACTTCATTATATATGCGTCTTACATCAGATGGAATAGGTTTTCCTATATGGGTACAAAGCTCCATAGCTAATTGATAAGTAAATAACTTAGTGTATCCTTGCGGAAAAGATACGGTATCTCCAACAGTAGAATAAAGATCAAACCCAAAATAAGCATCAAAATGTATAGTGCTATTCACGCTCGGAGTTGGGTAAAAATTTATCTCGCCAAGAGGTGATCTCGGATTGTACCACATGTAACTAGGGCTTGATCCGCTAGTCTCAATCGAATCAATAGAGTGGAATGTTTTATAATCTACTATTCTGACAAACTGCTTTAAGCCAGAATCATCAACAGTGTAACAGTTTGTTATCTTTACTGGTCTTGGGTCTTCGCCTGTATCAAATATTATAGGGGCATCTATGAATACAATTTCTCCATATACCAACAGAGCCTCTCCTATTATCTCTATATTTGTACCTAAAGAAGTTGCAGGACCTATTGCATACTGTTTATTACCAGAAATTAAATTAAACTCTAATTCACTGATACTATAACCACGCAACTTATCAACATTCCAACCGTCCAGTATAGAATTAGCTCTTCTAAGACCTATAGACTCCCAAACTGACTCAAGAGTATCATTAGGATCTTTAATACCTGTTATCTCTAAAGCATCTGTTATTATATCGCTAAGTGTAGCCATTATTTGCCTGCTTTTTCAGCTTCCATTTCTGCTTTTGTTCTTCTTTTACGCTTTTTCTTTATATCTTCTGCATTATCTTCAATCTTTACTTCAATTTTAGCACGTTCTATCATGTTGCGTAAAACGTGAAAAGGCACGCTTTCAAATTTCTTCGGATCTTCTGGGCCTGTCTGTGTGCAGTGTTCTTTAAGTAAATCTATTTGATCACCAATTGCAAGGCATCCCATATTTCCAATATAAAACCATTTCTTTTCCATACATTCCTTAATGAAAGGGGGCTGTTAACCCCCTTAATTATTATGCACCGTATATGATACAAGCCCACCAAGGATTAACAGCAGCAGAACCAAACAATGCATCGAGACGCATTACTGATTGAAGCTCCATAATATCACCTTGTCCTGAGATCTTCATAGAGTAACCAGCTTCAGCATCACGAACATAACTTTCAGTTGTAACACCAACTCTAGGAAGGTCAACAAATGCAAGCACAAACGCATCTTTGTGATAAGCAAGGTTTACAGATTGAGAAGCACCACGATTACCAGCAAATGTAACTACAGCGGTAGCTTGTGGGAAGCTGTCAACTGTTGCGTAAGCATTTGTTGCCTCGGTTTCAATTGCTGGGTAAAAATCTACAGTTGCCTCACCCCCTACTGTAGCAGTAGCAGCAGTAACAACAAACTGCTGGAGATCACCAGTAACAGCTTTTGAAACATAATCACGGCGATAAACACCAGCAATTGTAAAACGGTCGCCAACCAACACATTATCAGTACCAAGTGTATCAAGAACCATCTGTGTAGCACCCTCTACAGCAAGAGTGGTTTTAACAGCACCAGTAGCAGCAGAACCGTTAGTGTGTCTTGGTAAGTAAGTTGTGTTGTAGAACATGAACCCACCAAAAGGCGCAAGCTCTCCAGAGTTGTAGTTGTCAGAGATTTTAGAGGCGTTGTTGAAAAATCCAGACATACCAGCATTTAGAGATACCATAGCTCCATTTGTAAGTAGGAATGTACGGTCACTGCCCATAGCGTGATAATCATCTAGCTTAGCTTTTACAGCTAAAACATCTGAATAGCTTGAAGGGTCTGTAGTTTCTCCGCCGCGAGTATAGTTAAATACCTTTGGTACAACATTTGCCAAAGTCGCTGTATCAATTGCAGCAGACATCGCCTGAATGCTTGAGTCAAGTCTTGCTTTTCCAAAAAACTTCTCTGCATTTTCTTTTTTAGTGAGATCTTGCGCAAGTTCTTGAGCGTTAAAACCAAGAGTAATGTTTTTCCAAGTTGCTCTTGGTAGAGCTACTGTTCTTTCCTCATCGTCCTGAACAGAAGCTACTGATCGACCATCTGTAACATATTGACGATGTGGTTGTTTAATGTTGATTGTTGAACCAGCAGCAGCTCCTACATACTCGTAAGACTTATCGTACTGCGTGTTAAAAGTTTTGTATGTGAGACATGTTGACTCAAATACAAACTGAGCTTCTTTGCTCACAACGGTCATATTTTCTGTAATATTAGCCATTTTTTATTTTCCTTGTAATTGTTTTCTTCTCATTTCAAAATATTCGGCTTTTGACATGTTGACAGGGTTACGGCTAGTTGATTGTGTCGGCTCTCCCTTTGGTAACTTCTTTGGTTTGGGAGCATTTGAGATAGATGGCTTTTCAATCAAACTACTTTCAAGTCTCGCAATGCCTGCACCAAGCCCGTAGGCTGAACGAGCATTAAGCAAAGGCTCTATTTTTGTTGGATCTAATGCTATTGCTTCAACTATCTGCGCTGCCTTATCACTCTCCATAATTGCGTCAGCTATATCCAATCTACCAGTGTCTTTCAGTATTTCTGCAACTTCTTGCTCATACGCATATATATCTTTAGACACTTGTTTGTATTCGTTTAGCTTTTGCTCATAGGTTTGTGTTTTTGCTTTTACCGCTCCCTGTCTTTGTTCCTGCTCCTTAAGTGCTTGCATGTTAGCATAAAGCCATTCAGTTTCAGTTTCAAAGTTTTCAAGTGGTAAAAGTTGTGGGGCACTCCTAGTAGGTTGAGCTTGTCGTTGCTCTGCCAACTGTCTGAAATGCTCCCTCTCCCTTGAAATTCTTTCATTTTCAAGTCTGAGCCGTTCTGTTTCTTCTTTCCGTTGTTGCTGTCTCTGCCAAAAACCAGCTTGTGCTTTTTCTTTTTCAGCCTTTACACTTTCGGCCTCACCCTCTTCGGATGGATCTCCAGTAGATTCGCCTTCACCTGACTCTTCTGCTACTTCTTGAGTTTCCTCTTCTGTAACTTCAGTTTCAACTTCTTGCTCTTCTACTTCGTTGTTTTCATTAGTCATTAGACCTCGCCTTTAGCGGTTATTGTTGTGATTTTGTCAATCTTTGCATCAAGCTTTTCCATCATTTGCATTATTGCAATATTGATTTTAGCTTGTGCATCAATCTCGGCCTCTTTAATGTCTGTCCGGTTCGACATTCTTTCTCTTTCGTTTTCAGCAGTTTGCTTAAGTTGCTCTTTCTGTATTTCAGTCTGAGCTTTAAGCTGTGCTATCTTCTCCTGAGATTGAACTTTTTGCTGCTCACCCATTATGACCTTGTTTAATTCTTCGATCATTTGTTGAGCTGACTGCAATTGCTGCTCTAGTTGAGCTTTTTCAGTCTGTAATTGTTTCGCATCTTTTTCCTCTTGCTCCTGTATCTCTATTGGAGCAACCTTCATGCAATTCTCGTATAACTCCTCAGAGTTTGAAACATCGATATATTTTACTAGCTCTGGGAATATTACATCGTTATAACGTTCACCAGCGTAAGGCATAAGCTCTGCCAGCTTTGCGGTAGTCTCTTGACGTAAAGAACTAAAGGAAGGCCCTACTGTTATGTAAGTTTGGACTTTAGCGTTAGCTATATCAATAAATTTGCCTTTAAATTGATCCTCACCTTGGTTGTGAGTCTCAGCATTAATCATTACACTTTTAGATTTCCCATCAATGTCAGATGCTTTTGTTAGCCTTTTGGAGTCATAGTATACCGGTATAGCCTTTTCAAGATGCTTGCCTAGAAGCATATCGGAAAAATGTCTGGCTTTAAAGAATATTGACCTATTGGATAGACCGTTATTTGTTCTTAGCTCAAGTGCAGAACCAGAAACCTCATTGCCTTGTAGACCTGCTGCACTATCTGGAAGCCCACTTGTTCGCTCTTTACTTTCTGTCGTAAATTGGAAAAGAGTAGCCCAGCCAGCAGGAACATCGCCTTTAGGCACTTTCTGTGGTGGTGAAGCGTCTATTGTCCCATCTGGCAACTCAACAGCATCAAATGGCAGCGCAACAGTAGGTCTGTTATTTGCATTTGCCCATGTTGGCATGTGCTTCTTTATCTTTTGGAAATTAGTCACCCAAGGAGATATAGTATCAGCAGCCATTGCTTCAACATAGTTACTAATAACGAAGTTATTTAAGCGTGTCGGGTCTTTTGTTTGTCTTATTAATGAATCATAGTATACTTTGCCTTTGTATATGTATCTCGGGCCAAGCATGGGCACTATTGGTATGTACTCGCCACCAATCTCACCCTCTTCAAGAATCTCTTTATCAGTAAGTAAATACCATTTTATTCTTCTTCTTTCTACATCTTTTTCAGCCAACAACCTGTTATCTGATTTTAGCCACTTGTATAAATCGCCATCGAATCCATATTCACGATAATATTTCAATAAAGGGAAATACTCTTCTTTATCTTCGAGGTCGCTCAAGTAAACTGTAAGAGCCTGACCACTAAATGGATTTACTATGCTAATTACTTTATCAGCCTCAAGCTCAACTCGGTAATACTTAGATACACAAAGTAATCCGTCATTGACAACATTATCGAGATCAGGAAAACTGCACTTCTCTGCTTCAGGCCAGTTCTCTTCAAATGTATCTATATCGTAATGATAGTTTTCACCGCCCCACATAGAGTCAGCAAAATCTATCTCTTTGCTGTTCATTATGTCCATGTATACATTGAACTGGTCATAACAAGGTTTAAATGTTATTCTTTGATTAAATGATAGGTCATTCTCGTACTCAGTTTCCCAGCTATAAAACCCCATTCCACAAGTAAGCATATCTGACATCGCCATGTCTTTTATTTCTTCGCCCATGCCCTCATTGTGTATGTTGTATATGATTCCTTGAAATGCTTCGGCTGTTATTTTATCGGTTGAATTGTCGTAACCTTTGACTTTGATTGTTGACCGCTTTTGATCGTAGTCTTCAACGGTACGCCTAATTATTATTTTTGTATCGTTGATTTTTTCCATTGGACGGCCAACTCTCTTGGCTTTGTCAGAATCTGTCCACGGATCTCCATTAACAAGATCTAAATCATCTTGAGCTTCTTTCCTAAAATCAGCGTAAAAATCAGTATACCTTTTGGCATTCTTCTTGGCTTCTTCAATAATTTCTTCTTTTTTCATGTAAAACCATTGCAAGGTATACCTGAAAAATAACCTATTGTTGATAGAATGTCAATATATTGTTTAATAGATGTTGATAAGTGTTGATAAGTGTTGATAGATTGTCACATTGTCATGGTTGGCATTGTGAAGGTAGCTTCTTCTTTTTTGTCAGTTATGTCGCTCCCATGTGCCCTTAATCCATTTTCAAAATATTTGAAATAAAGCATTCCTATAGAATCGCCTATGTTTGGTGATCGTACCTTTTGCTTGTTCCCCATTCCATCATCAATCTCTCGGATGCCAGGGGCTTTTTCTATCATTTTGCGTCCAGCTGGATCTTCTTTAAATGTAGCTTGTGAAAGCTCGTTAAACGCCTCCCTCCACTGCTCAAGATCACCCTCAAAACTTAAAAAATAGTCCTCTCTATCAATATTTTTGCCATCAAGAAGCTTTATTGTATTTTGGGCCATTAGCCTCAAATTCCACCACTGCTGAGCTTTTGCGTTTTTGAAAAAATCTTTGTTCCTCACTATCTTGTTACCGTGGCGTGTATATATTGAGTCGCCACCATATACCATGTTAGAACCTTTGAATGGTATATGGTTGAATGGCAACTTCTCTGCCTCAGTGTTGTCTATTCTTGCAACCTCTGACCCGTAAGCAGCTCCAACACCAACAGCATCATATACAACATCTTCAAATCCCCAGTTATAATACTCTGATTTCACCCTAGATACTGATTGATATATGTTGTCGCACTGCCATGTGTCAGACCATTTTGTTACTGGCCCTTGCCTTATAGATATACTGTTTTTGTCGTGCTTTGTTGTCTTTCCTTCCGCAACGTCAACGCCCGCATATAACTTACCGCAAGGCTCATACCCTATTGTTTTATGAGCATTTAAGCATTTTTCAAGCCACTCGAATGGCAATAATACTCTTGATGGATCATCTTTAATATAATGCCCTTCCCAGACATGCAAATACCTTTCAAAGTCTATTTTCTTATCGGCTTGACATTGTCTCCATAAAACTTCTGGACAGAATGGATTATCAAAAACATTTATTTTAATGAATAGCGTTTCTTCGTATTTTTTAATTGACTCAACTGGATCATTTTCACGCCCTGAGTTATAGAGGAAAAATATTTTCCTTCCATTCATTCGGACAGAAGGAAGAAGCATGTCAATAGATTTCTGGCTCATTGTACGAGCCTCTTCTACTATGACGTATTTTACTTTTGCCAAAGCTTTTAGTGATTCAGTTCTAACACTACCGTTAAGACCCTTGAACCTAAAAACAAAATTTGTTTTTGTGTTGATTATTTTCGAGTCTAAAAACCTGTAATGGTCGTCATATCCGTTATTAATTACCCAATTTTTAATGTATGAGTATATAGATTCTTCAACAGAGTTTTGCACTTCACGGGTGCATAGGCATTCAACATTATGTTCAACCTCAGCTATCTCTGTTATCAAATCACAAATAGACTCAGATTTAGCTCCACCACGCCCACCATCAATAGGGATAAAATCATATCCGTCTGTCTGGTCTGGCATATCATCGCATATGCCAGCTATCGTGAATATTCTCTGAAATTTAGGGACTATCTTTTTGAATTTACCATTAATCCGCATCAATACAGGGGTTACACCTGTATACTCATTAGGTACACATTTTCGCCTCTCAAGCTCTTCCTGTATCTGATTAAAAGTAAAATCCATACAAAAGGGCGGTTATTTTTTACCGCCCTTGCTACCCTTTTTTGATCCTTTGCAACCCATTGTGATCTACTTACTAAAATCTAGCAATGACTTTTCTGTGATTTCATCACCCATAAGCTTCTTCATTGCGTAAACATTTGTATTTTCTTTTTTGATATCGGTTACTTTATCGAGCACATCTTCCTCAAAAACCCAATTGAACGGCTTGAGATCATTAATTACAGCATCGTAACTCTCACGAGCTTGTTTGTATGCTGTTACGGCTTGAGTATATGTAAAGTTGTCAGACACATAAGCGCAAACAGGTTGGGCTACACGCAAAGCAGCATTAAGAAGCTCGCTATAAATACCTTCAAAGCGTCTGAATGGCTCTTCATGTACTTTATTTCTAAGCATTATCTCACGAATAGGTGTTCCGCAACACGGGCAGGAATCCCTATTTGCTGTCTTAAAGTCAAGCTCGCAAGGTACGCATTGTAATTTATCTGGGACTGATACCTCAAGAAAGAATGTACCATCTTCACAGACTCTCAGTTTAACAGTTGAACTTAAACCATTCGAAAACAGCTTATATCCTTCTTCTTCGCTCTTAACATAGTCTATCTCATGAACACCTTCCATGTTAAGATATGCGCTAGCTTCCTCTTGAGTATACTCAAATAGTTCTTTTTTCATTAATCCTCTTTTATGTATTTACTGTATGTGAGTTGTAGTAGCTCTAAATCTTCGTCAGACATTTTCTTTAGCAAATCATTGTTATTGACATTAACATCGGCTTTATGTTCGATTTCCTGTTTGTCTGATTGACCAAGTATATTTTTACCCAAAAAAATAGCCATAGCAGGGCTTTTTTCAGCTTGTTGCCATTGCATTCTTCTCAATGAAGCTTTACCGCCTTCTCTCTTTTTGGCAGAATACTCCGAAAAATTGATTCCATGTTCCTCTTTACATCTGGCATTTATCGTGTCTTCACAAATATCTAAAATCGAACATATCTCAACCTGAGTACATTGTATCTTACACATTGCGTCTACTTTAGACCAGTCAATTTTTATTTTTTTTCTTCCAGCTTTAGACATAATCAGACTCATTTAAAAGTACTGCTTTCTGTCCAGTAAAGTCTTCCCATCTCTTTACTATTACATCACAGTATTTAGGGTCTAGCTCCATTAATCTAGCTTTACGTCCTGTTTTCTCACAAGCTATCAAACATGATCCTGAACCGCCAAAAAAATCTACAACAATATCTCCATTCTTAGACGAGTTATTTATTGGATACTCTATTAAATCTATCGGTTTCATTGTCGGATGTATATCATTTCTGAATGGTCTATCAAACTCCCAAATAGTTGTTTGTTTTCTATCTGTATACCAATTGTGTGAAGCTCCGCCTTTCCAACCATAAAGTATTGGCTCATGTTTCCAATGGTAATCCTGCCTTCCCATTACCATTGTTTGCTTCACCCATATACAGCACTGTTTAAGGTCAAAACCAGATTCCTTAAATGCTCTCCTGAAATTAAGCCCTTCTAAATCAGCATGAAATACATATAGCCCGCAACCTTCTTTTGCGATCGTAAAGTAATTTACGTGAACATCGTATAAAAATTGATAAAAAGACTCATCGCCCATTGAATCGTTCTGTATTGTTAATGCGTCCTTTGTTTTGCCTTCGTATGCGACATTATACGGCGGATCGGTTACAATCAAATCAGCTCTCTCCCCATCCATCAACTTCTCAACGGAATCGATACTAGTAGAGTCACCACACATTAACCTATGGTTACCTAATACATATATATCCCCAAGTTTAGTTTTAGGCTCTTCTGGCATCTCTGGAACTGAATCAGGTTCTGTTAATCCTTCTGTCTCTGTTACGTTTTCAAAACCTTCAAGCTCATCTTCTAAGAATCCCCACTCAGTGAGTTCATCTAATTCAAACTCTGCATCTAGCTTTACAAAGTCCCATTCACCTGAGTTTTTATTAAGTCTTATATTAAGCTGTTTTTCTTTATCTATTGGCAGATTAACTTCAACGCATGGTACTTCTTCAAATCCCAGTGCTTTCATTGCTTTTAATCTTTGGTGACCGCCAATTATAACGTTTTCTCTACCTGCATAGGTATTTATAACTATTGGCTCTACACAGTCAAAATTAGAAAGAGATTTCTTTAACTGCTTAAAATCCTCGTCTGATATTTTACGAGGGTTATACTCCGCTTCTATTAAATCAGCGGGGTTTTTAAAAACTATTTCCACACTCACCTCAAGTGAACAATGTTTTGGTAATCAATACCGATTAAAGAGAGATCAACTCACTTTAATGTAAATATAACTATTTTACCATATATATTGCACTTATCTTGTAAATTTAATCTCTTTTTTTTGGCTATATACGGTTAATGTGTCATTCTCAAGCTGATAGTGATATTTGAAGTCATCTACTTCAAAAACAACTTTACCGCTCATTTTAAACGGATTTTCTACAATATAATCTACAGTATATGATACTACTTCAACGTCTATTGTTGAGTATCTCCCTACATAATACCATGTGCCTATTATTGAGTGTTCTGGGTTTGGTATTTCAATGTCAATGTATTCTTGGTATATTACATCTTTATCTGGCCTCTCATTAACAATAAAATCAGAGCAACCGATAAACAAATAAGTGACCAATATCAAAAATAACCATACTACAATCCTTACCGTCCATGTTAAGATTGACTCTCTATCATCATATGGCTCGTATACTATCTCACAGTTTAAGCCATCCTCAGCCTCAAATGTTACGTAGAACTCAGCCTCTTGCTGTGTCTCGAAATACTTTGTGCCTATACAAGTATCGCACTTGTATACATCAACTCTGTACATGGCAACCTCCATAATTTGCATTTACGAAATTACTGATGCAATCGTCCTGGAGTCTATCCAATCTGAGTACATGAATATATCCCTCTTCACCAATGTCGCTAAAGAAGAGTTTAAGGTTTTCAGCCTTTTTAGCGTGTTGTAATTCTGTTTTAGCTTTCAAGCGAGAACATATTGTCATACAGAAAACCCTCCTTCAAAATCTTTAAATAATTGCTCTTTCGATTTAAGCTCATTACCAGCCAATGACATTATTCTGTCGGTGATATTATCAATAACCTTGCTCATTTTGAAATTGTTTTTTTCGTCAAAATTTGATGGATCTAGTAATTCAGTCCCTACTATCTCCCTTACTTCTTCTCTATTCATCAATTACCCCTAATATCATTTAACAGCTTCTTAAACTCTTCCACTTTATACAGACAATAGCGTATCCTGTTGTTTTGTGTATTTCTCGAACCTAGAGCATATCTAGTAGATAAAAACTGTTTATATCCATAGCCGGAGCAAAACTCTGTCACCAAATGGCTATAACCACGGTAACCAGAAAAACCGCATTTTCTCGCTACTATGTTTAATTGCTCCTTAACGCTAACACTGCGGCTATAACTTAAACGTCCGCCTGAGTATCTAATACCGCTTTCTATCGCCTGTTCAGCATAACTTCCCATTTACACCCCTCCCTTTGTCTCTCCAAGGAGGATTGACTTGATTTTTTCAATATCCTCACGAATATCATCTCCAAAGTACTCATTAAAATTGTACTGGTACTTATGTATTATAAGATTATCTATCTCCTCCAACGCCTTTACCATGGATTCGTTGGTGGTTCTGGTGTTCCATGATTTTACAGCTTCTTCAAGTGTATCATGCCAACCTATATCAGCTGGACAATTTTCGCACTCAACAGTATAGTCAATCTTGTTTGAATCTCCAAAACTTGTATAATTTTCATACGCCTCAAATGATCCACAAAACGGACACTGCTTCAATTCTTCTCTCTTGCTTTCTTTAGTCATCATCTACCTTCCTTATCTATTTTCTTCGCTAGTTTACTACTCAGTATCTGGCACAATATCGCTATAGCTGTCAAAACAATAATCATTACAGTTAAATCACTCATTTTAGTTCCTCCAAAGCCTGTTTATACGAAAGTGAATCAGGGTGATGTAGTATGATGACCTCTACATTTCTTGAGCATCCAGAGGTTGAGTAGGCTATTATTAGCCATGATGTAAGGTGTAGTGCAGTCCTTAGTATTGGTAGTTTCATTTGGTCCAGTCCTGTAAAGTAGCAAGCAAGAGTAGAAACGCAGGAGACTGGACCATCAGTGTAAAGGCGTTTCTACTCTATATGCTTGCAAAAATTTTTGTAGTGAGATTTGGTCCAGTCGCTACATGAGTAATACTAGCAATTATTATTATCTTTTTCAACCTTTATTTTCTAAAACATTGAAATTTGTGCTGTTTCTTGCTCTATTCGCTTAATTGACTTTTCAAAATACTCTTCATCTAACTCAAAGCCTACAAATTCACCGCCTTTTTGGAAGTAGTGCCATGCTATAGCGTGAGAAGCTGATCCTAGGTGAGTGTCTAGTATTTTGTGTTCAGGTGAGCTGTAGTTCTGTAATAGCCATGAGTATAGTTTTACTGGTTTTTGGGTTGGGTGTATTTTATCTTGGCAGTCATTTATATAAGCATCAGCTCTACTATATTGGAATACTTTGAATGTATTTATACTTGTTTTAGCTAGTTCTCCCTCCTTAAAATTTCCACTATTTCCCTTATACCAAATTATAACACCTTTAGAACCTAAAAAAGCAAAATAATTACCACCCCATACTATGTGGTTTTTACTAACTCTAACAATCTCATTAAAATAATTATCTTCGGGTACTTCTTTATCCCATTTGGTATCGTGATATTTCTTATATGTTCCAGCCCCGTTTGTAAAGCCCTTCTTACCACCAAGTTTATTTTGACTCTCATCTGCACCTATCCCATAAGGAGGGTCAACAATAGCCAAATCAAAGTAGTTATCAGGATACTCAGCCATACCTTCCATGCAGTCACGGTTTTGTAATTTCATGTTGTCTTTTATATACTCTTTCAAAATTTAATATCCTTTTTTTCAACCTTTATTTTAATCTCTTGCAGTTTTTTCATTTTATTTATTGCAATCAAAGATAATGCCAGGATTATCATGTAAGATATTGCCAGTACTATCATGTAATATTTAAACCATCCAATCATAGGATGGCCTCATCTGGTAGTATTTGATTAGCTCTAAGTGAGTTTTTGAACTGCACAATGTTCTTTGCCTCTTGAAGGCTACTTGCTTTCACCTGCTGAATGTACAGGCTGTCGTTTTCTCTGTATTGTATGTTATATATTTTCATATTATTTACACTCCCAATCACAAAGCAAACTACTGCCTCTGAGCGCATGGCCTCTAAAATTACTACATAGCTCTGTGCAGAACTTACCACCTATTACTATTGATTTGTCTTTTTTGCATAGCTCTTCTTGTGGTCTTGATGTGCTCCAAAACCTAAGATTATATTGTATTATGTTTGGTTGTTTCATTTGTTTTCCTTTGTTAATTTGCCCAAAGGCTCCCAATAGAGCCATTTTTCGTTTGGAGTGAACAGTATTAGTATTAGTACGTATATCATTAGAACCCTATAGGTTTTAAATTATGGTCGAAGCGTTTAATGTTGTCATCTTGGCAATGTGAAACATATTTGCAAGAATCAAAATTGTATATATCTCCAGCAAGCATGCTATAGCAGTATAAATAGTAGTTTTTGGTAATTACATACTTCTTCCCCCTCCACTTAACAGGAGTTGAATCTACGGGCATCCCGTCTTTACGCCACTGATTGTATGTGTCTATTGTTGTACACGTATTTAATATGCTACATTCCCCTTTGTCATTAATAAATCCAATATAGTCCTCTCCATAAATTATATCTAGTGAGTTTTCTAGTTCATCAAACTTAAGTCTCAAAGCCTTTTCAGGTGCATTGATTATAGCTTCAAGTTTTTTAGCCTCTTCCATGAGGGCTTCTAGTTGTTGTTTAGCTTTTTCTTTGTTCATTTGTTTTCCTCCATCTTACAATTTTCAAAGTTAAACTCTTTCCATTCGTCATAAAGTAGAGTTGTTTTACCATCTTTGCGGATTAGTTCGTTGAATTTGTACGCACCAATATCATATATTTTATTGTTAATTGAGTTGTTAGTAAAAAACACACCAATTGATACTGATAGAGAATGTTGAACAACTATAAATTTACCTTCAGACTCAACCTTATTCATCCACCACATAACATCAAGAGCAGACATTTTCTTTGGTTCTGGTAGTGGTTTAGCGTGTTTGAATGATCCTGTAATTCCGTCATCAAATAATACTTTATATGGAAGATTAGAATCTTCAACTTTAGCATAAACCATTGCTTCTAAAGATATATCTTCATTATCATCCCATACAAGCATTCTTGTACAGTGGTCTTTGGTTATTTCTATCATTTGTTTTCCTTTGTTAATTTATTATATAGTTCAATTAAATGCACAGATACTCTCAAGCCTTCCCTAAGTCCTCTTTCAAAATCAGTATCTTTAGTGCTTGATACTGTCTCTTCTATCATTTCAGATAGTTGATTTATTAATATTTCCATTCATTCCTCTTTTGTTTAAGCATCTGAGCTATTATCTGGCTCTTTTGCTGTTTGTTGTTAATTTTCAAGTTCCTGAAATCCATAATCTAAATAATTACACTTCCAATCATCAACATATTCCATTTTTTCATCTTCTGTCATTTGCTCCCATTCTCCTTGTTGAAGGCCAAAATCCTCAACAGTGTCAAATGTATCTTCTCTACACGAATGAATATTTGCTCCACTATCTAAATAAAATCTTACTTTCATATCTTACCTTCATTTAAATCTTTTTTAACACGGTAAATAAATTCTCCATTCATTCCGCGAAGTTCTTTTTGTATTTTCTCAGCAAACAGCTCATATAAAAATCCAATTGTTACAAGTTGTTTATATCCTTGTTTTTCTATTGTGACTATTCCAGTGTCTAACCATTCTTGTATTTCTTCTGTTTTCATATCTATTCCTTTATTTGTTTAAATTTTTCTCAACTGTCCAGACCGCTCTAGTAACTCCCTAGCTCTGTCTGCTTCTGTTGGGTTTATTTTTGACATTATTTCTATTATTTGATCTTTACTTATTTTTTTACCGTTGATTATCATATGTTTCCTCGCTGTCTACATAAAGTCCGTTCATAATTAATGGTGTAATCCCATCAGCTCCATTATGCCTTGATTTCCAGTGCATCAGCTCAAGCCTGTGCGGAGAGTTTTCTTTATCTCTGTACAGACACCAAACTTCGTCAGAGTTGTCAAATAATCCACCAGCTCCTTTAATTGCTCTTGGCGTAGGTCTAGTGTTATCATAATTATCTTTCGTGAGCTGAGATAGCAATATAATTCTGACATCGTATTTTTTCGCCATTTCAGGTACCTTACGGCTTATTTGAGATAAAGCCTTATAATCATCAGTAGAATGAGAAATAAGCTGTGCATAGTCTATTACAACCGTTTTAACACTACGATCCTTCTCAACCTGTCCCTTTATTACTGTTTCTATTGAAACTATATCTAATCCGCTTTTATCGAGTATATACATATTGTCTTGAATACAAGTTTGAAAGTATTGTTTCTTTGTTTTGTTTTGCTCAAAAAACCAGTTTGAATCTGAATGACTGCTTTCTGGATTGTTTCGATAATATGCTATTTTCATCATGCGCTCAAAAATTGATTTCTTTTGCATTTCAAGAGATAAGAAAAGCCATTTCTCGTTATTTGCTCTGCAAATATCTTCACATACCTGAATAGCGAAATTTGTTTTACCTGTTCCTGACATTCCACATAACAACAGAACGTGACCTGTATTGAATGTTTTTATCTTCTGACCTATAACCCAAAAGCTGTCAAAATTTATTTTTTCCTGATTACACCAATCTTCAATAACCTCATTCATACACTGAGATGGTAGCATTGGTTTTTCTACTAAACAACTTTTAACATCATAGCTCATATTGTTCATGTTTGCAATAATCTGATGCGCTTCAATTATCTTTGACCTTCTTTCTGCCATTTCAGACATTTTCGCTACTAATGGCAGAAAGTTAGTTACAGCAAACTCACCAGAAGAAAGAACATCCATGAATGTATCAAGAGAAAATTTGAATCTTTTTGCTGATGATTCTGTTGGGCTAAATTCTCCATAGCAAAATGATCTGTAAATATTCGCATGCTCAGTTTTGTAGAAATCTCTATGTGAAACATCAACAGAAATTCTGTTAAGTGACTGACAAAGACAAAGGAATCTTTTTTCTAAAAGTAAATCATTAGGTAATTCCATTATTATTCCCACCATACGTTATGTTTTTTCTTACTTGGATCTTCTATCTTAGGATATATTTCTTTCTTATTGTCTTCTGTCTTTAAGTCTATAGTCTTATAGTCTTTATCTCGTACCCCTAGCGGTATAGGTTGTGTCCCCCTAGAGGGGTCAGTAGCGGTATAGGTAGCGGTATAGGTTGTGTCCCCTTTTTGCCCCTCTAGGTGGTACACTTGGTGGTACTCTGGAATAGGCACTTCATCACCTCTTTTTAATTGTTGTATTGAAATTCTTGGTGCCTTATGTTCATTTTTTCCATCTTCTTTCTTTATTAATTTTTGCTCCACAAGATCAGATAGGCACTTATAGTAAGTTTTTTTTGAACCTATGCAGGAGCCTTGCATACCAGTATCACGTGGTAACTTAAACCATGTTGACCAGTTTGTCCTATTGTTCTGATTTAATAAAAATATATACAATGAAATATGAGCAGGCTTAAAGTCAAAATCACCATGCCATACTAACTCATAGAAAGATTTTATTTGATTAAAAAGATTTATTCTCTTTTCTTTCATTTGCCGTTCCTGTAAATTTCACGGGAAAAGAGCGAACATTTTGGAACGGCAATTCTGATAATGTTCGCTCTGTAACTTCCCGTAATATGTTGTAAAATTTCATAAGGTTTGCCGTTCCTTTGTTATACCCTAGTTAGAAAGTTTATTGGTTCTTGTCTAGTGGTTTTTTCTAAAAAGGTAGGCTTAGATCATCTTTTATTACCCACCTTAAAGCTTCCATCTCACGATTAACAGAGTGAAGCTCCTTTTCTATCTTTTGTTTTGAGTCAGAACCTTTATAGCAGTAAGTATTTAAAAATTCATACATTGTATAGTATTTAGTCTCAAGTTCTTTAAGTTTCTTTTCAACTTCTTCAATAGGTCTTAATTCTCTTTTCATACTATCTACTCCTCTTTGTTGTCAGTAGGTTTTTTCTTTAAACAGTGTTTGCAAGTAACTTTTCCCCAAGTTCTTGATATTGTGTAAGATTTTCCTGCTCTTATACCACTTGTTCCTACGCAAATAACAGAAGGTGACATTATCTTAT